TGAACACGAATCGTGTAATCGATACGAATCAATCTGTTCAATGATTTTTGAACTGGGTGAAACACAACGTGGGTAAGTAGTTTTCCCGTATTAACTGTTCCATTCCAAGCTTTCAAACCTAGTTCATCAAAAACATATGTTCCATCAAAGTTCTCAGTGTTATCAAATGCTTGCTGTCCACTTGGTTCACCATAATCAAGTAAGCATGAAATAACGATATCCGTGTATACTTGTCCAGTCGTATGTCTAATCTCCATATCATTTCGGGTAGAATCCGTATTCAATGATGAGTTGTCATCTACCACTTTATAATATGTCTGGTTGTACAATGCTGCGTTAACGCCACTGCTGTTTGCTGGCAAATAAGTGATAACACCAGTCGGGTCAACGGATGTTCCGCCGTTTCCAAAAGCCATTTCGTGAATAAAACCTGTCGTCTTATTACCAACACTAAGTGCTAATGCTTCACTGAAATTTTCGAAATGGATAGCATTACGCTTGTTAACGTAATCTTCGCCCGTTTCTGGGTCATATATACGAATGTGCCCTTCAAGCATAAGACGCCCCTCGTCTTTAATAGCGGATTCTCGTCTTTCTTCAACAGGTTTTTGATCGTCGTTCATTGGTTGATCCTTATTCATTTGTAGTATTTATCATTCTTATTCCGCTAACAAAGTTCTTTTAGCAACAAGATATTGTGCCTGAAGCGTGCTGCTATTCTGTAATCCCTGACCGTCAGCTGCTGTGCCGTCACCACTTGTATACCATACTTGGGTATGGGTATTGCCGGGGATTTGCTGTCCACTTACGTCAAAAACATTGCTACCTAATGCGTGAACGCTTTTAGCACCAGTTCCTTGTGTTCCACGACGAAGGCGACTGACTGTATTCGCATCAGTATCTCTTTCCCAATACGTAATACGCTCACCCGCAATCATTAAGAAACCGGGAACGCCAGAATCAGTATCAGGTGGTGCAAGACTTGTGGCATTTTCCACATAAATCACATCATCTTCAAGTGTAAACTCTTGAACAAGGGTAGTTGTATTGTCTTGTGTGATACGATAATATTCAGTGTTACCAAGCATATCGTTGAAAATACGGAAGCCTGTTGACGGCTGTGATATTTTTTCACTAAATCCAGACACTACGATAATACTACTTGCGGTTAACGTTGTTGAATCGGCGATGATAATCTCACTACCAAGAACACTGTAATCTACCGCACTATGCAGCTTTGTCCCGTCCACTGTAACCCATAGGTAATCGGTGTTAGTAACTGGACGGTCTAGAGTAAAGCGTTGTTCTGTGCCGACACCCTTAAACACATTGGTTTGAATACGCTGTGGATCGTGATTTGCAAACTGAACAATACGAATAATATCATCTGCCGCAAGTGTAACGCCAGCATCAATAGTAAGGGTTGTTCCATCACTGCTTACAGTATATTCTGCATCGGTAGTAATGCCGATAACAACCGTATCCTGCGTGGTTGGTGTTCTAGCCGCAGAATCATCGCCGATAAAGGTTATTGAACGAATAGAACTGCCATCATATGCATTGGTTGTATAATCCTGCCCAGCCACCAAGTTTCTATATTGATCTACAGATTGGTCATATATGCCAACAATGATATCACTATTTTGAACCAAAGCTTGAGTTTCTTGTGCGGATGTAGGAACATTAAACGTAATGGTGTTACCATCGCCGCTATAATAAACCGCATTTGCTGGCCGCAATCTCGAACCATTTACTTCAACAATCATATTTGCTTCAAATGGTTTTGCATACAGTGAAGTATTATCAAGAGTAATAACTCGGGTTGAACCGTCGCTTGTTTCAAGCTGTTCAGTAACTTCGGAGAATGCCTGACGTACATCAGGATCAACATCATATAGAACAATATGAACGTGCTGACCTGCTGTCGGGGTAGATGAAAGAACAACGTCAATAAAGTTTCCATTGACAACGATATTCGGGTTAAGACTTCTAACGCCATCTACCAGAACATATCCCTGTTCTACAACATCGGGATCAATAGGAACCGTAAAGGTATCCGTTATGCCATCTGCGGTAAAGCTTTTTTCAGCTACTGGATTTTCACCCGTGTTACTAAACGAATATATATAAATAGTGTCATTTGATACGGGCACTGACACGAAGGTAACAATGCCGTTCGTGTAATCCACCGTAAAGTCGATGTCTTGGTATTGAACGCCACCAAGCGCAGTCCACACAAATATATTATCAACATCTTCAACCGATGAGCTGCCTTTGTAACCAAATGAGGCTGTTGAACCGTCACTCACGTGAAATTCTGTATATATACGGGCTGCATTGCCGTCAAATTCTTGATCTTGCCCCGGTAACGTAAACACTTTAAGGTCGAGCGTATCGAACATTATGCCCGGAACAAATTCCTCTGGAGAGTGTGAGTTATATACATCGATGTATTTTCCACCAACAATATCAATATCTTCTGGCGCAACACCCAATGCTGCATCGGAATAAGTTGAACGGATAATACTATCAATTGAACTTGCGCCACTGATAACGGCAATACCATTCTCGTCAATTTCAAATGCGTCAAATTCCTCAACATCAAATGCCCCCACATCAAAACCGGGATTTGCATTGAAATCTGGACCATATACTCGGACACCGGGGTAGTCTGTTCCGATTTGTAGCTGGGTTATATCGTTGCCGATCATTCCTTCAGTCGGTGTGTAATAAGCGGCTATTCTATCTGCTGCGCTAGTAAAGTCGCCATCTGCATAAACCGTGAGATTAGATGCATCGAAAGTGGCACTACTTGTGTAATCAGCAACAACTTCATACGCTTCACCAAGATAAGAAATAATCTGTGCGGCAGTATAAGCAGTATTTGCTTCCCATTCGACGATATCGGATGAATATGCAATTCGATCAAACTTCAATATTGAATCAAATTCACGTACTTTGCCGTTAGTTAGTTGCAGATATATTTCAAGCCCTGTGCCCACGCCATCTATTTCAACGGTAGGAGTAGTTGTATACCCATTACCCTCATTGATAACTGTTAGCTGCGTAATCACACTGCCGTTGGTTTTTGCTTCAATTATAGCACCTGAACCGCCGCCGCCAGTAACTGTTAATACGGGCGGAATTGTATACCCAATACCACTATTAAGAAGGATTGTAGACCCGACTGAATACCCATAGTTATCGCCCCAAGGAACATTAAGACCTTGTTCCCAAAGTGCAAAATCGCTTGCTTTTTCACCAGATGGTTTGCGATAATAACCAAGGTCTGAATCGAAATAACTGTGTACGTCGAAATCTGTCACATCACCATTCCACGGATCATCCTTGGTATATTCTAAAATATATTCACGAACATTTGTACGATACGGTTTGGCTTCGGCAATATAATCACTGATGTAATCTTGGTTATCACGCTGATAACTAGGATATTGATCAAGACCACGCAGTTTTTGCACAACCTTGATAAACGATGTCTTGATTAACCAGTCAGCATAAGGCTGTTCGGTTAGTAGATATTCAACCATAGTGAACCACAGACGATTCCATTCAACACGAATGTCTTCAACGAAGATATCGTTTTTAACTGCCTCAACTATTTGTCTAATCTCAGTGGTAGGTAGTTTATCAAACAATGAATTATCGAACGCCGAATTGTCAAAACCGATAACTTCAACCGTATTATCATATAGTGAAGGAAGAAATTCAATAGTTCCATCTTCAACGACAACTTCTTCAAAACTTCCGTCTTCGTTAAATTGCACGATGCTTTCAACGCCCAGATCGTTACTCTTAATCTTTACTAGCTCTCCCGCACTTAAAGTATCGGAAATAGCATTTAAGTCTTGTTCAGTCTCGACCGCAAATGTTACCACGGTGTTTTCATTAAATCCATCTGCATACCAAGTCGTTTTCTGCCAATAATTGTTGGTATCATATGCCTGAATGCGAGTTAAAATCCATGTATTATCGCTTTGTTTTTCATATATTGACCATAAGTTATCATAATTTTCATCGCCCAAGACGAGAACCTTATATCCATTTGCGTAAATTGCAGGATTTAAATATGATAACTCAGCAAAAGTATCAACGCTTTCTGCCCAAGCACCACTGCGTTCACCGGGAATAGGGTCAGCCGATTCAATTCGGGATAGATCAAATTGATTAGCAATCTGATATTTTCCGAATACTTCATTACAGAATGTAACAAATAATTCCAATGCAGTGGTTCTATCAACAAACATTGTTTGGCGTGGACGATATAGAACACCATAGCGTTCAGCCACACTCAAGCCTCGCTGCGGCACTGAATCGCCATTGGAGTTCGTTGCTGCAAGACTGTCAACAAATTTGTTATAAATTTTATCAGCGATAACACTGGTCGAATCGCCTTCAGCCACTAACTGATATTCACTATGCAGAACGTTGCTGTTCTTAATAACATCATAATTTATATGGAGAACAGTGTTATTGTCTTCAATATTTTCAGCGAGGTTATATGCAATAATTGAATTGCTTTTAATAACTGAAAGGAATTTTAACCCGTAAGTTTTTGGATTATCAATAATACGTGCGACTGTAGAAGAATCCAACTTGCGGAACCCAACATTAGGCGCACTTGTTTTATCTTTTACCCAGAAATAATATTTAGTTGTAGCAATTCCCGTGTTATTATTAAATGACACTCTTTCAGTATAACTAGAGTCATCTGCAAATTTAGGTGTTCCGTCGCCCGAATACACGCTCGGTAATGTGTTACTTTCTACCCATTCATAAACATCGGTCGATGAGCCGGGGAATTTAGCGGCCCATTGAGATGCACGATAGTCTAACTCACCTTGCTCATAATCTACGTATCGAACAGTAGATACATCCCACCATAGCTTACCAACGTGATTAATGCCCCAAGGTGAACGAGTATTAAGAATATTAGTCGTGATTGTATTAACATTATATGATGCGGGATCACGCTCGGTAGTATATGCTAATTCTTGTTGAGCCAATCCAGATACCTTACCCTTTGCAGGATCAATCCAGTCAAGATACTCAATAATTTCGTTGTTTCGGCGACTATAAATGAATGCTTTGTTAAACAAACTTACATCAATCTTATCATCCTCGCCTCGAATATCTACCCATCCCTTATTAAGTGTTGGGTTTTCATACTCGTAAAATATACCAGAGTTTGTTAAGGTTGCTGTGTCATATTTCGGCGAACCGACAATAATCTTAGTATCACGTATATGAACAGAAGTGCCGAACTCATCGAACGATTCAATCGTTTCAGATTGTAACTGTTGCGTAAATCCAAACTGCGATGGATTATCGATGGTTTCATTCCAACTTGCCAATAAGTCATAAACATAAACCGCACCGCTTTGAAGTTCACGATCAAAGAAATACGTGCTATTATTATCAAACACTGTTGTCGCCAAATCATCAGCATCAACATCGAAACGTAATGTATTAATAGTAGATGCAATCTTTGACCCAACAACAAGTGTATCACCAGCAGCATTTAAGTCTATTGCTAAACCAAAAGTTTCATTTTCTGCATTACGTGGATGTGAAATCTCCTGAATCTTAGTATAAGGCTCGATGCCAAGAGTTCCATACGTATTTCCCGTAAGTGGCATAACACGTAGTTTGTTATTTTCTATTTTACTTTCGGATACAATGGTTAACCCATTGGTATCGGCAGCGGTAATGCCAGAAATACCTGCGTTATTAATATCAGAAACCAATGTGGTTAAGGTTGTTCCGGTCGTAGTAACCACAATGTCATTGATTCTAATCTTGTCACCCGACGATATTGTTGGGCTTGATGTGCCTGTTACTGTTCCAAACTTCTTAGAACGATCCAAATACACAAAAACTGATCCCGTATTTGTCGTCACTCGGTCTTCGCCGGGGGAACCAATGGCAATCCAGTTGCCAGTAGTGTCGCTATTTATAACAACACTCGAACCATACAAATCAGAGTCGGTAGGATCGGTGCTTTGTAGTCGCTGAACTTGGACAAAGTTATTAACATCTATTTTCACAATAACATTTTCACTCGGTGCATTTCTAAACTCTACCGTATTTCCAGTCAATGTATATTGACCGAACTGGGAATCATCCGATGTTAACGTCAAATCCACAGTATACGTTTGTATTTCATTATCAATATACACGCTTAATGTGTTAACAGGCGGCAATGTTCCGCTAGGCGTAAATGTATCAGTCGTTCCGTCGCCGATGAAACTTTCTTTTGTTCTTTCGAATATATATGCAGCACCAGCGTTTGATAACACTGCGCTATCTGTGCCAAAGTATCTGCGATTAGGTGCGCCCGTCACTATAATAGTTCCGTCGCCATTCGTATCAATATTAGTTCCCATAGCATCAGCCGCACGATCTTCGACATCAGCATTTCGTTCAATCGTTGAAATGTGGCGATACATTGGTATACGGCGCATAACATAATCGACACTATTTGTTAGTGTGAATGTGAAGTTTACTGTATTGCCAGAAACTGTAAAGTCTACATACGGAACAAGAATGCGTCCGTTACTATCAATAATTTGTAGATTGTCTTCGCTTTCTGGGAACCAGAATATAGACGCACTAGTTTTAATACCATCTCCGGCTTCAGTCTGAACAACTTCGTTTGATGATATAACGTCTTGCAGATTGTAAGCATATATTTCACTACTGCCAGAAGCTCCGATATAAATCCATTTTTCGTCATTGCTAATAGCAACTGACTGACCGAACTTATCACCAGATGTTATGTTACTCGGACGCAATACCTGATTGATACTGAAAACGTTTCCAGTGCCTTTCTTATAGATAACCGCCATGCCTGTTTCAGAACTGGACAATGGCGCACCAACAACAATATATTGCTCATCGCCAACATCCACACTTGTTCCAAAGCCATTAATACCAGTGACATCACTTGGATCAAATAATGCATTTTCAGTGAGGTCGTCGGTCGCTGTCTTAACGCAGTTTATTGCTTTACCTGTGCCGCTATTCGGAAGTCCTGCTACCGCCCATAGATTTTTTTCAGACGATGCAAAGCTTGTGCCGAGATTGTCATTACCAGATACGCCACCGTATGTAATATTATTACTGAAATCCCACGGAGATTGCTTCTCTAAGACTTGCCATTTACCATCGGCGTCATTTTCAAGCCACACTTTTTCTTTAGTCTGCCATCCGTATATTGGATTAAATGATGCGATATCTTTCGGCTCATCATATTTAATAGATTCAAGCGTGAACAATAGTCCATCAATATTTTCTAAGTCTATTCCGCTTGCATCTACCGTAACAACAAATTCCACATTCGATACAATACTGTCTACACGATAGAATCCATCTACCGAAGAAGTATTACGCATTACAACAAAATCATTCGTTGTTAAGTTGTGTGATTTTGATGTTGTTACTTTAATCTGGTTATCCAGAATATCGATCACATTAGTAACCCTATTAGCTGTTTCGGAAACACGATAAACATCCCATACACCAGCGGTATTTCGGGCGGTCCATATCGTATATCCAGAACCGACAAACTCCGCATTCAAATCAGCAACATTGGCGATATCGAAAATGGTTACATCAATGTCTGAAAGACGAGGGAATCCAGCATACGTTATATCTTTCTTAGTATCAGTGCTGCCTGAACGGGTCGTAAACATATCCTTCGAATATTCATTAGGGGTTTTGTATAAGTCGTCTTCAATATAACTAATGTGCTGCGGGCGTGTATCACCATTGTCTAAAAATTCAATAAGTTCTGGGTTAGAAACAAACTCATTCTCGTTAAGTTCAATTTCAATAACTTGGTTGGCATCAATCGCACCATATTCACCAACACGAAATCCCCATTCTTCGAAGAAATTAATATCGGAATCTTGGTTGTCAAGCTGGGCACGAATTAGTTTATCGATAGATGACGCCGTTCCTTTTTGTTTAATCATTCCCTGATAAAACTTAACCTGTGAAACATCATCGAGTTCTAGATTTTCAAGATAGTCTCGTTTTTGGTATCCGATAAGACCCTTACCGTATCTATCAAAGATTCCTTCGTTGTTAACGGAATCCATATTATAAAAATCACCAAAAATAGATGCAGCCGTATCAAGGTTAGGTCTTAACCCAGTCTTTATATTATCAGCAATGCGCCAAAACTCTTGTTCAAATGTCTGTCTAGCATCTTGTGCCTTGATAGCAACCCACGTTTTCTTACGGAAGATTGCGAAATCGCCTCGCTTATAATCAACGCCCGGTGACCACGTTTTAGTAACAGGTTGATTGAAAATATATCCCGGTGCCTGAAATGATCCATCCCAGTTACTCGTCTTTGTACCGATAAGCTTTAAACGGAATTGACGTGAACCCAACTCTGGAAGATAGATAATGTCATTGAATACTGTGCGATTATTGAAAACAATCGTGTGTTCATATTGGACAGGATTAACTTCAAGTAAGTAAATAGGTCCAGCCGTATCGGTTGCTTGAACTGTAAATAAGTTATCAATACGCGATACTTTAAGTTGGGTGAATCGAATAGGCTTCAAGTTTTGATTCAATACTTTATACTGAAGTCCATCGCCGGCAAGATCATCAGGAACTGTTCCGAATAAATTAAACGTCACTTTATCGGATACGGGGTTAAGCGTAATAGTTGCACCGTTTTCCCAACCCTGCGATTGCCAGAAAAGGTATTCTTTTGCAGACAAAATCCAGTCTTTGGATAATGCACCATTCGTTTCTTCTAGTTGTTCATTAAATACAAACCCACGTAATTCTAAATATCGCTGATACGATACAAAGAAATCAACTACCTGCTGTGTGTTAGTAAATTCTGTGTTGTACGGTACACGAATTACTTCATTGCGGAAATCGTTATAAACGATGGCTCGCACACCGCCGGTATTAATCTGATAGTTATTATCGGTAATGCTACTCGGAATAATATCAAAGTATGGATTCTCGATATCGTAGCCACGAACTGCCCAACCGTTATTTGTTTTTTCAATGATAACACCGCTCAATGATACCCTCGCTATCGGGGCAGATTTTGTCAGTTCAATATCGAAGTCATCGTCTGGCACAAATATGCCTTTGTTTGTTGAAGTCGGCGAAACCTGTTCAGCCAGAACTTTCAAGAAACGCTTGTCAGTATATCCACCCACTCGATAAACAAGCTGAAGTTCAAGTGCACGAATAACTTTAATAATGTTATCTAACGAAACGTTTTTATGTCTTGCCCAATCTGATACAAACTGCGAAATACCATTCACTCGATTGACAGTTCCATTAGTTTCTGTTCCGTGAAGAACGATATCTGAACTAGTAATGCGCTTCAATGTATGACGATCAACAATCTGATCAAGCGATTTATCACGAACAATATTACCAGAATCGAAACGGGTGGCTGCAAATTTACTTGGTCGTGTCAATGCAGATAGTTTCATTATCGCATATGGATACTCACTTGATCTTCTCCAAGCCGCTTCGGCTGGACCAACATCGCCAAATACAAAGCTTTCCTCGACATAGGTGGTATTGTATGCACCTACGACTGATTGTAACGGATCGGCAAGATTACCAGTGGCATCTACGGGTATAAAGCTTTTCAAATCAGGTCGGACGAAATCTGCTAAAATAGTAAAGTCGGTGCCCGCAACATCTTGATATAGCTTTCCATCACGTAGGTCTTCCCACATAACTTCGTTGCCCTTTGTGTAAGGCGCAATACCGTAACGATCATCCCACCAAGTAGGCTTTTCGCTTTGCCCCAGCATTTCCCAAGGGTGACTATGTGGGCGGTCAGTATCGTAGAAATAACGATAAATTCCACGCCAGTGACCCGGTAACAAATCACCATCTATTTTATCTTGAAAATTAGACCAATTCCACGTAAACTTGTCAGCAACGTCAAATCCAATTTGTGCCGAGTAATCAACCTTATTGACAATCGCCCAATTTAAGAAACCAAGACTTAAAATACTATCAACTTCTTCACGAGTATAATCACTGTCACGGAATTTACCGGGAAGAAGTTCATTGACATCGAATACATCTGTGGTATAAGTTGTCTTAATATTGTTATAAATTCTTTTTTCAAATTCAAGTATAATGTCGTCGCGACTATCGTTGAATGCCACAAAAATACTACCATCGTGTCCTTGGATAACTGTCTTCGGCGTGCGGTATGTATCGTCAGTGTAAATCTCTGGTCTAAACTTCGGATATAACCCCATTTTTGTAGGCGTAGGCGGAATAAAACTTCCGTCCGTATTTGAATAATCAATAATCTCAATGATATCGTCTACTGCCAACACAAATCCATCATCAAAGGTAATATTTGCGCCAACGGTATCAAATACAAAATCCGTGCCAACATAAATCTGAACACCGTTATGATATACTAATACAGAGCGATTGCTGATATCATTGATATCAAAGAATAGTCCGTAGTCATATGTTCTAATATCTGGGTTCTCGATTGCATATATAGCAGTCGCGGCATCTTCACCATATCCAAGCATATCACTATAAAAGAACGGGAATGTTTCCGATTTGCCAATTTTTAGTTCATTGATAACTGCATCCAGTGCGGCGGGGATATCATCAAAATTTAAATCCATCGTGCTAATAGCATCATATAATTTTTGTTTATACTTACTATATTCACGGCGGGAATAATCAATTGATCTGATTATACTCGAATCATGAACGTGGGTATTGTTATCCTTATTAATACTGCCGTTGTTTAGCAGAAATGCGCCTAAATGTGCGCCCGCACTATGCTGAAGAATATTACCAGCATAACTTTTTAAATTAGTAACATCACGCAGATTACTATTACCCGGCGAATTACCAAAGAATGTAGTTGAGTTATTACTAGCGATGGTAATGTGATTGCGGATTTGTCCAAGTGTAAGCGTAGTAAACTCGGTGTTTGTTGCGTTATTTTCCAAGTTTGATGGAATTTCATAGTAACCGAAATCAGGCTGAACATCAGAATATGCACGAATAACAATGTAATCATCCACGTCAGCCGGTGCAGCTAATACAACAAAAAAGTTCCCATCCTGCTCCAACGTAGTATATTCAGGTTCAATAAAGTTAGTGACATTTTGTGTAGTATCACGTTTCAGTAGTTTGCTATTTTTATATACGAATAGATTAACCACATCGTTCTCATTCTTAGGAATGGTGGGTGATTGAAATACCTGTGTCTCATCGGCAGTTACGAGGTATTCCTGAATAGAGAACTGGCGGGTATTTCTATTAACTTTCGTCCAGTCGTTCTTGATTTCATCCGTATCTCTGTCAATAATTTTATGAACAAAGCCATCATTAATCTTGGTTGTTTCAATAATATTGCTTGGTGAATAAGTGAACGCATCACGAACGTAGTTGTTTTCAAAAATTATATCGCCGACATTTTCGAAGTTTTTGTAGCTTAATCCAAATCCAAGAACAGGGTCTTCCACTGCGGCTGGCTGTTGCTGATAGCTAAACAATCTAGTTCCAGTGAAACCTGTTCCAAAATATACGCTTTCATCACCAAAACTATTTCCAGACGTATCGAAAATATCGAAATATGGGGTTTGATTAATATTGGTTTTTTGCTGGGATTCTAACCACACATCATCATTATAATAAAACACAATACCCTGTCTTGTGGCACCATTGGAAATAAGAATAACATCGTCGTTGGTGGCATCACCAACTTCTGTCAAATGAAGTTGAAATTCATCGTCTGAATCAGTATCAATAAAGGATACCTCATATATTTTACTACGCACCAATGGATCACGGTCAGCACCAAAGATAACGGTTGTTCCACCTAATAACGGAATACCATCCACGAAGTAACCTGACTGACCTTCAACATTTGACAATGCATCAATCTGCGTTTCGTCAAATACATTAACAACTCGATTAAAAATCTTACCATAGTTGAATAGTTGTAAATCTGGTTCAAATTCAATGATAGGACGATTAGCTCGTTTGTCTTGATCGACAATAAAATTAAAGTCATTATATGCAGCTGTTTTTTCAATCACATCAATGTGGAACCAACGGTTTGAACGTGACCAAGCATTGCGGTCAACGGATGAACGATTTATTGTGAAATAATCAACCTCTAGTGGCGCATTAGCAGAGCCAGCCCAACCAGCACTGTCAAACGTTTCTGTATCAAATCCTTCTTCTTCGGTGGTCGTAAACGGCTCTGGAACAACCAAATCATCCACTGATACTAATCGAATGCCTCCTGTTTGACCGACTCCTTCTACGTAATATTCGTTACCCGCATATGAAACTGGGGTGACATCACTATTAAAATCAATCTTCATTCCATTCGTAAGTTCTACAGCATTTGGTGAAATATACTCGTTGCGTCCAATGATATCTTCGTCCACATTAATCGCAGGGACTTCATCCTGCTCAACCACATCAATAATACCGAAACGCAACGGGTCAATGCCATCAGCATAAAAGAAGCGGGTTAATGGCGCAGTGATTACGGGAACAAGTTCAAGTTGCTGAACTGCATTTTTCCAAAGTTCTTTATTGCCAAATTCGCTACCTTTAAGAATAAAAATCTTTTCATCCTGCGGTATATTCAGAACACGAACAACAGTCATAATATCATTGGCATCAATGCTTATTCTGTAAACGTCGTGTCGGTCTTCTAGGGAAATCGTATTTGTAGGATCAAAGGTACTTCCGTTAGCATCAAAGCCAACACCCTGCGTATCAAATAGTCCGCCCGCTTCCCAAATCTCTTCGTTTTGGTTTTCGTCAACATTATAAAAAACGATAGTAGCATTTTCAATTTCACGCTGATCAGTAATACCGTCAATACCATCAGGATTATTAGCAATGAACGTAGTGAATACTTGGTTATGTATTTCTGTATAAGAAAAGCGAGTTGCAAAATCAACGTCATCGGTTTTTGTCATTCCAATCCATTTATTTTGCGCATTTGCTGCTGGTACATTAAACGTTACTACGCCCACATCCTCGCCATTATTTTCAATACCTAGAATGTCACGGGTCGAAATGTTATCTTGGATGTCTTTAAGACCATCTAATCCCGGCTCAGTCTGAATATAAAATGGAAACCCAAGTTGATCTACTGTGAACGTATATGAACCACCACGTGCAATCTTAATAGTAGGGTTATTAACCGAGTTGCGATCATTTATAAAATACGAAGGTTCAATATCCACACGAGTTATGTCAAAATTTTCTTCGGAATCAATAACGGAACTGAATACAGGAATAGAATCGGGTCCATTTGGTAACCAATAATATTGTGAAAAGTTAACAAACTTATCAAAATCAAAGAATGAAGACCAAGAATAATATTCATTTTCAAATAGACGGTCGTGATTATTAGTATCACCGCCTTCTGCCTCAATGGCGTTGACCATATCAACATAATTTGTCAAAAACTCAACACGATCACCACTCGTACCAGTTTCTGGAATTTCTTTAAATACTACACCCGGCTCAAGTTGATAATTCTGACGAGTATCAGATACTTCATTTACGTATTGGTCACCCGCAGAGAAAGACGGTGCAAATTTTCTACCGACAAAGGCATTAATCTTTTCTTGAACACTAGGTGTTACAAGTTGGTCAATGGTTGCATTAAGAAATTTCTCGTTTTTTTCAGTTCTGAAAATCTCAGGTAATAATCCGATGGTTTTACGCAAAGCCATTAACTTGTACTCCCTACATTAGTATTTTCGATAGTGGTAGTAGTGGCGAATGAACTAGTGATTGTATCGTCGGTGGAAGAGGACGATACTACATTGCCGCTTGCTTTTAGTCTACTTGCCGTAATTCCGTCAATAATATCAACATCACTTACTGTTGCTGACGATATAAAGATTTCATCACGCTGGGCAGTGATTTGAAATAACGATCCAAATACTTGGTCGCCGCTATTAGGAACAATCAATACCGTTTCGATATCAGGCACAAGCTCTTGGTGAATATATCCTGCAAGTTCACTGAAGAAGAATGTGTCACCAAAATCCCAGTTATCCACTGCAAAGAATTCATTAATTGCATTAATAACACGAACGTTTATTTCACTATCAGTTTTTAGTGTTGCTGAATTTTTGATAACCTTGAAGGTTGACTGCAATGATGGATCGGATTTTTCACCAAATAATGGTCTATATTTGACACTGTTGAAAATAATCGTATCGCTGATTGCCTTAAATGCTTCCAGACCACCAAAACTATTACGTAATTCAAAACTGGTTGGCTTAGTCGGCTCAGTCAATGTGTTGGTAGTATCAGCAATATATGCACGATAATCCTCATCGTATGCACGTGTTAACAAGAACATATCAACGAAGTTCGAAGGCGATGGGTCAATACGGCGGCCGTTCGGACTGTTGTGCGTGTACTGGAAGTTAAGTAGGTCACGTCCAATACGAACACGATATTCTGTAGATTCGGCGACAGTACGTGTTCCTGCCGAACTAATGCTCATCACAAAGAATTTTTCTTCGGTCGTGGCATAAAATATCTGACCATCATTATACAATGATAAATCTTGACTTATATCAATTTCTGCGGCATAATCAACATTAACAGTGGTGGATGAAATAGGACGATATCTTTCAAAGTTATCAACATCCAATACTTTTTCAAAAAATACCAATTTAGTTGTTACATTTGTTTCAGGGGCAACCACAATATCAAAAATCTCGGGGTTATCTGGAATACCGTCATCATCACGATCAGGATAGGTCACTTTAATTTTAGTGCTATCAACATATCCATCACTTTCCTGAACATTCGCATACACAGAAAGATTATAGTTTGACGGGAAAGCCTCGTTTGCATCAGGCTGGGCATTGATTTTTAAAATATTGATATTATCTTTGATTGTTTGTCCTGTACGTGGATCAAATATTTTCTGACCCGGCTCAAAGTAGAAGCGAGTTTGCAATGTGCTTTCAAAGAAATAATCCAATGAACGATACTTCACGGTATATGTTTCGCCATCTGTCTCAAACATAATAAACCAACTATTGTCTATGCCAGTTGAAGACGTGTCGCCCGCATTGCCAAGATTGAACGTTTCTGATTTATCCAAATCAACCCCATCGATAACAACCCATTCCTGCGTTTCTTGATCAAAGCGCAATCCAAACTCTTTAAATAGTTTAACACGTGAAATAATATCGCTTTCTACAACCGCAGGGAAATCATTCGTAAATGGAACAATAATCTCAGTGGGGATTGCGGCACTTGGAAGTATATCATTCAATGATACCGGACCCGTGCCATCAGTCAATGCACCCGTTCCTTGATTCGAACCATCATCCACCACGTTAGTGACGGCGCTCCATATAAAATCACGGGTTCCCGGCGCACCACTTGTTCCTGCCTCAAGCGTTCCATTTTCACGGAAAAAGAAACCATCGGGGGCAACAAACTTAACAAGCGAACTTGTTTTTAAAAACTTCAGGTTGGATGTTACAAAACTACCAATACTTAATGGATCACCGGATGCGTTAGCAAAATATCCAGTTGTTAGGTTGGTTCCTGTTGTTAACTGAATCCACTGAACGTCATTAACAGTAATATCATATGGTGAATAATTCTTAAAGTAGAAATGCAACGCTGGTTTATCAGCAATAATAGGTTCCAATGTATTAATAACAACGTTCAAAATGTCGTTATCATTGATAAACTCAAAGGTAAAGGTTTCAATGCTTTCAAACTCATACAATAATCCGTCATCGGCAAAGATATTGGTTGAACTATACTTACCAGTGGTATCACGAACATCCAAGTATCGTGAAATACCAGAACTTGCTCGGTTCACACTCTTAACTTTCAAGATATCATTGTATTGCGTTAACGGAAATGCATTATAATCTTCACCATTTATCATTCTATTTTGCGAATAGTAACTCAATGGTGCATTTGCACGAACACTGTTTATGCTTTCACGAGAAGACGCATTTGAAACCGTTGCTTCAAGGCTCAACTCAAGTGATACTGTCTCCAACTGATTGTTACGACTTAGATACGGAATATCAACAACAATACCTTGCATATTATCTGGTGTTATTTTATAATCAAGCGCATTACCAGCACGGAAAATTACCCGAAAGTCGCCAACTGGAATATCTGAAAATACACCATCACCAAATGCAATATCAATCTGATCATTAGTACGACTATTCACCGAATAAAGTGTACGGGTGCTTGCCGCAAGATCGTTGTAAATAATGTTTGTACCTGAAATCGCAGGAACTTTAGTCCACTCGCTTTCCACATTGCCATCTGCATCCAATTTGTAAAGCCATACATCAGTATTATCAACATTCGAAACATTAATAGATACAATGCGGTTTTCAATAGATTCATCAATAGTAAAATCAGCCTGTTGAACCACGCCCTGCTTAAAGTACGTAAAGAAACCAGTGTTATTTGAACCGTTACCACGTCCATCATTGCGATAGATTAGATTAAACCCACTGCCCGGAACAGGTGGTTGCTCATATACATAACTTTGTCCAGAAAATGAACCATTCACCAATTCAAAGTTCATATCGATGCCGTTCACGTTATTACTGAAAGAATAGATAGGAACGGTGTTCGGCACCAAGTTCAATGTATATTCTTCAACCTTAATACCGTTTATGTCGCCCGCATACGCTGGCTTGCCAAATCGCTGCGAACGTTGTAATGACGCATTCATAACAATAGTAAACTGTTCTAAGAAATCGCTGTTGGTATTGTCGTCCCAAATAATAGGGGTATCAGCAAGATTAAAACCGTTGCTGTCAAAAATGTTTTCAGTAGTAGAAATAGATTGAATCTTTAAAAAACCACGTGCAGTAGAACTACGCTTCGGATGATAGTTAAGCATACGTGCAAGTTGCAATACGCTGTCACGGCGTTCTGCTGTTTCAAGAAAGTTTTCACGTGCATTCATATCGGTGCGGAACGCAAGGCTCTGTCCCATAAACGCAATCAAATCAATAAGTGCAATATATTCGGAGGATTCAATGAAATCGTTGAAATCTTCAGGATAATAAATCCGAAGATAATCAATCATCGTCTTTCTTAATGTCTCGTAATCATATGACTGGAAGTCCGCTTCACGAAATGTTTCATAAACTTTCTTCCAATCCTCATTGATAAATAAATTAAACCCACGTGTTGATGTTGCTGTCATACTATTTGAATCCTACTGTTAATGTATTTATGATTTATAATAAAGTGTGCATATTATAGTATTGACGTACTGATTTGCTGTGTTTCGCCGTTAAACTGCAATAATAACTCTTCAGAAAGGTCTAACTCACGATAAAATAACTCTACTTCTACTTGTAACCCAAGCTCATATTCCGTTAGGATTACATTCGATACTTGTGTTCGTGGGTCGCTGTTGACAATAGTGGTTACATCGTCTACTATAGATTGCTTGACATCTTCGGTCATGGGATCGTATATATGATCCCAAATGATTGTGCCGAAATCAGGACGCATTAACTTCTCGCCTTTACGGATTTGAAAATGATTAAGTAAATCACGCTTGATTAACTCTTTATCTTCCAAACGGGTTGACCCAAAGACCGTATCGACCGTGTTATAACCTCTATAAAAACTCATATTATTATCTCCTTGTGGTATTTAGTCGTTGACAATAGGCAATGCTTAATGTATATTGAACGAAATAGATGGAGAAATACGATGGCTAAGAAAGTCTACAAGTTTGTAAATCACGACGAGATTCCAGCAATCACCGCCGAATATGTATTAAGCGTTGCTGATGCTGATAGCATCTGGTCCATACCTATTGACGAAATCAATGAGTTCCTTAACGACTTGGAAGAATATGATGGATTATCGTAAAAGTGGGTCAACATGTACGCATTCCAATTGGGATGGTAAATGGTATAGTTCGTCACATACAGTAAGTATTGACAAACTGCGGAATCACCAAGGGGATACTCTACCAGATTGGGAACGCCTTATCATAATGAAAGAAGTTCTATCACCAGAACAATATGAGTTCAATAAAAATTTCGACGGATTTGCCCATTTAACAGATACAGAAATGCGTAATATATCTATGCGTTCGTTCCCAACATTACGTTCTGAAGTATTTCAATGGTTGCGTGAAAATGTTGCGGATTCAACCGATATCAATCGCAAAGACCGACCAGAAGGATGGTGCAT